GACCAGCGTTGTTTGCGAGGTTGTAGAAAGCGCGATAGTGGCGGACTTGCCAATGATCGTGCTCACATTTACGATGTTTGGTGCAGCCATTTTCTAGCCTCCTTTACCCAAAAACGATAGCCATAGCTATGGCCTTACCAGTTGATATTCCTGCGTCGCCGAACGAGAGCGTTCCCGAACCGTCGGTTACAAGTGCTTGACCACTTGTACCATCTGCACCGGGCATTGTCAGCGTAAAACTTGCACTAACCGTAGTTGGAGCGTCAAGCCCAACATACTCGCCCCCTGCGGCGTCCTCTAATCTCAATGCCGGAGCCAGTGCTCCGGTGCCAATAAAGTCGGCTAAATCTTTTGCGCGTGTTGCCATCTCACACCTCCTTTACGGCTTAGTAGGCCAATCGGCCTCTTCTAGGTTAGGCCAGTTCGCGTGACTCGTTACATCACGAAGAGCCTGACGATATGTGTGCCAAGCAGAAGGCACGGGAGTGGCTGTATCAGATGAACGCATTGTAAGCCAATCAGTCTCGGCCAGCAATCCATCACGCTTGGTGCGGTTAGCTGTGGCAGTCTTGGCATCTAACGTAGCCTGATACGCCGCTTCATGTTCAGCTTTGGTGGTTGTTACGCCATCCTCGTCAGTGGTGTCGCTGAACATATCACGGGCAACGTACTTCTCTACCCAGTTACCGTTAGCGTCTTGCTCAACACCATCACGAACAGACGTTTGGTACTGACCTACAGTAGCCGCTGGGCTGCGTAGGACTGCATCCAAGTTGAGTGCATCCAGTGTGGCTGCTTTCCATACGCGAGGCAAAGAAGTGTTGGGGTTAGCTGCTCGCCATTGCCCCTGCGTTTTTACTTCGCCTGTTGTGCGGTTGCGATATTCTGACATGATTGATGTTCTCCTGTGCCAGTTGATTATGCTATTGCGTAAAAGATGTAGCTTGCGCTTGAGACGTTGATATTCGTTGCGCTTACCTGATTAACAATGAAGCCACTGTTGTCAGGGTCTACGCTATCATCAGACGTTACTTGTGCTGCTGTCGTGTTGAGGCTTAGGTGTGGGTCATTACCAGCGACGATACCACGGAGCGAGTCCCAGATATACCAATCGCCACTACTATTACTCCGCTTCACTAGGATGAACCTAGCGCCATTCGTAAAGCCACAGTTAATAGTTTGGCTAGAGCCATTTCCAGTGTAGCTCCCTACCTTGGATATGCCAGCGAGTGTGGCGAAGAGATAAGCAACATACTTACCTATAGAATTGTTTGTCTCGACAGATGTTCCAAGTGAAAAAGAGGTGGATGTTGGCTGGGCAAAAAATTCAGTCGAGTTGCTATATCCAGACCCCGATATGTACTGAGTAGAATTTAAAAGCCCATAATTGAAACTGGATGCGCCAAACTGCAAGCCAACAATCCAGTTTCTAGTATTGTTGTAATCTTTTATGATTATCATCTCAGGTTCAACACCCAAGTTATGCGAAACAGTGTGACCTGCTACGCCATTCCCACTATAAGCAACGCCATCGAAATAGCCCGGCGCTCTTTTCCACATCCAAGAAAGCCTGTTTGTGTCAGGGCTAGAAAAAGCACTGTCACTTATGCCATTCATGTTATCAAAAGCGACAGTGGTATATGAACCCGCAGCAGCCGTGGCGTCTGTGCGTAAAAACTTATCACCGATTAGTCTTGCAACATTTCTGTTAGTACTTGCACTTGTCACTGGACGATCAACGATAGCCATATCAACAGGGAAAGGCGATCTGTATGCAGGTTCAACATTTGTTCCAGAGGATGCTCTCGTATCAATAGCAAACACCTCAGTCGCACTCTCAGGCACTTTAGTGCCACGGCGGATGGCGATGTAGATGTAGGTTCCACCGCTAGCACAAACTTCTGGATGTCCATCTGGCAATGTAAATCCATTAGAATTTGCAGACATATATTGGTTGCTTCCCTCTACGGCGGATGTATTAGGCTCTAGCCATTTAGCATCTGAACCAACAGGCATACCACGCATAACGTCAAATAAGTGCCAATCATAGCCACTTGTATCCGTTCTTTTTACAAGAACCCACTGAGCTTCAAAACCCAAGTTAATATCTAGCTTTGTACCATTACCAGTATAACTCCCACACTTGATAATATCAGCATCACCATCAGGGCCGAACTCACCGTCACCATTGTTGTGGGCGAAGAGGTAGGCGACGTAGTTGTCTCCGTTAGTGTTTACTCGGCTATTGGTCTTCACGCTAAAAACAGAAGACGTAGGCGCTGTGTCATTAAACCAATCGTTGTTATAGGCTTGGTCAGTAGTGTTTAGAGTTAAGGGGTAGTCCTCTGGGGAAGAGGCGTTAGCGCCCCTGTGGTACACAGCCCAATCCCTATTGGCAGTAGTTCGGTTCTTGATAATAATACAACCCGGCACTGACCCCAGATTGTGACTGATGGTACGGGCCGTGCCATCCCCAGTATAAGTCACCACATCAAAGAACTTAGGGGCTTTGCGGAATGTCCAAGAGGCGTAGGTAATCGGCCCTTCATTTACTAGCGCATTGCTGCCAATTGAAAAACCATCAGAATTAAAAGCAGTAACCATATTGGTTCCGCTAGTTGAGGCTAGTGTGCTGTTGCTGTAAAGATACTGGTTTACGCCTCTTTCTGTATCATAGAGAGCATTGTTTTTTGCTGAACTTCTGCCTTTAATCCAAACCAAACCACCTTCACCATCAAGATCAATCCCGTTTGTGATCGTCTGCGTGGAGTCGTTGCCAGTATACAAATAAGTGCTGAACACATCTTCTACGTTCAGGCCAGCACCACCAGCATTACCAGCCGCAGCCTGTAGCATTTTTTTCTTAGTAGCCATTATTGTAGCTCCTTATGCTAATGCTTGACCCGCAGTGAAGCCGTACCAGTTAGTCCCACCGTCACGGGTTGTGAACACGAAGACATCCTTCGCACTAGCAGTGGCTGTCAGGGTTGGAGCAGTAGCCGCTGGCCAGTCAACACTTGAGGGCCATGTGACTGTGAAGCCAGAAGCTGAAGCATCTTGGATGATCTCGATGGAGAACGTGTAGGACGTACCGCTTGCAGGTGGGTTGCTGAAGGTGAACGTGGTGTTCTCTGTCAGCGTGTGGCTGAAGCTGTTGGCGTTCTCACAGTTGACCGTTGTGGCGTTGCTAGTCGATGTGACAGCAGCGTAAGTTTCGTTGTAGCTGTCGGCTATAAGTTCCCCAGTAATGTCAACGTCGCCAGTGTAAGTCGGCGTCATCTTGGCATCAAGCTGCGTTTGGATAGCAGAGGTAACGCCGTCAACGTAGTTTAACTCTGTTGTTGTTAGTGTTGCACCGTCCAGAATATTCAACTCTGCGGCTGTTGCCGACACACCCAAATTAGTCAGAGCAGTCGCTGCGCTTGTCAAATCTGAAAGATTGTTCGCAGACTGCGCATATCGAGCATCCGACTGTGCTTTAGTATAAGCACTCGTCACCTCAAAAGTAGCGTATGAAATAACGTCAACACTGTCGCCAGTTGTAGCCCCAGCCGCCAAAACAACAGACGTGCCATTCGTAGCCGTATAGTCTGTGGTGTCTTTTAAAAGGACACCGTTTTGATAGACTTGAATATTCCCAACAGTATAGGTCACGCTAAAGGTTGTTTGTGCAGATGTGGCCGTGAAAGAAGTTACATCAAAAGTATTGGTCGCACTCGAACCCGCTGTAATCTCAACAACCGCGGCACCCGCGCCAGCACCGTCACAGTAAACGATAGAAGAACTTCCGTCCAAAATGTCTACAGAAGCACCCGACCCCTGCGTGATTGTGATTGTGCTGCCACAGTTGTTCTTAATAAAGTAAACTTTTTGAGCATCGCTGGGAGCAATCGTCACCGTAACAGCAACTCCCGGTGTGCCGCCAAAAACAAGTACTTTGCTCATGCCGTCGGAAATGGAGCCGTCGGTGGTTGTAACAGTCTCCGTTGCACCCGTGAGAGTTATATCGACAACCCCATTAGTTAAACGGTCGATGATGTCAAAGTTCGTGTTAGTGGATGCACCCCATGTACCGGATTCATCCCCCGTGGCGATTTTCTTTAACCCGCCGTTTACTGTATAGGTAGCCATGTCTCTTTACCTTTACGCTGCTATTTCAGTCCATGTTACACCAGAAACTGGCTCTTCTTCTGTCCAAGTGCTGCCCGGTGAAGGGGCTACGCCTGTCCAACTCGTCCCCGGTTCAGGGATTATTTGATCGTAAACTAGCACAGAACCAACTTGGGCGCTAGAAGAAAGCCCTGTAACAGAAATTCTTACACTTAGCTTCGCTTCTACAAAACCAACCAAAGCCGTGGCAATCATGTCAATGTTGTTCACAGGAACTCTCTGGAACGTGCGAAGATCAACAGGATTAACAAGCCCTGTTGCGGCGACCCCCGTAACCTCAACATTAGGAGCATCACCAATTACAGTCGGGGCTGTCACCCCACCAACCGCTTCAACTCCTACAGCATTTACATCTACGCCCGTGCCTTCGATAATAGTGACACTGCCAACATTTCCTGAAGCCTCAAGACCTGTGGCCGGAGCATAGGCGTTGATAACAACCGTAACGCCGTTAACCGACGCCGTGCCAAGCAACGACGCCGTAACTGTAACCGTAATTCCCGTGCCTTCGACAACCGTTACAGAGTCAACCGATCCTGTCGCTTCGAGCCCCGTAACAGGAACAACTTGTTCTGTCTGTACCGAAACAACGCCAACGGACGTTGAACCAAGAACTCCAACAGGAGTAACTAATCCATCACCCGTAACTGTAACGGAACCTACCGATCCAGTTGTAGATACTCCAGCAGCAAGAACCACGGCTCCTGCCGTAACAGTTGCAGAGCCTACCGATCCAGTTGCAGTAGGCAAAGAAGGGCTTTCGCCCCAAGCATCGCTGCCCCAAGGACCAAAGCCCCAACCTGTTATGGGTACAACGACATCTGCCATTTTACTTATGCGATACGGATAATCGCGTTAGACGAATCAGCCGTTGGGAATACGATTTGGAAATCACCCGCTGTAGAAGACTTGTCAGAACCGAAGTCTAGTACAACAACTGTATCAGTTGTGCCAGAACCAGCACCTGTTGTGGTGTTGTAGATCAACGCCCCACGCGCAGTGATTGTCGCTGACGTAAACGTCAAGTCCGCAAAGTCTGTCAACGCAGTTGTACCAGAAGTTGTCGGTGTGACATTCGTCAATGTGCCACCACCCGCTGCATACGAACCAGAGTTCGCTACTTCGTTTGTTGCAGTGTAGTCCGTGGTAGACGCATCAAATGTTGCAGAGTTTGTATACAACGCTAATTTGAACGTATCACCTGTTGAGTTTGTAAAGTTATGACTTCCTGTCAGCAATTCCTGCTTGAAGGAAGTACACATGTAGTTGCCGCTGAAAGCCATGTTACAGTCTCCTTATGAGTTCAGCCAAGTCGGGGTGTCCCGCGTCTTTAAGTGCATTATACACAGTTGTGCGGTCACTGCTAATAGCTTGACGCATATAATATGCAACAAGCGTTTCAATGTGCTTTGAAAAAGCACGGGCTTGGTCCCGTATACCCGGATGGGCACTGTCGGAAACCGAAATCACCTTCTGAACACACTGTTCCGCAAGTTCTTCTGGTGAAAATCCACGATTCTCTGTAGTGCGAACGCCTACGATAGAGTCGTTTTGTGGAACACTTACATCTACCTTAAACATTATTGCTTCGCCCTTATAACTTTACCAGTGCGGTACTCGTCAGTGGTCTCTTTGGCTTCGCCCAACATTTTGACGCCAACCAAGGCTTCTTGGAATCGACCAGCGTACATACCCATAACGTCCTGCTCGCCCTTCATGTAGATGTAAGCCTCAATCAAAGAGCCATACAGCATTGCCATTTCAGCGTTTTCACTGAGCCAGGTTGTGCCATTTTCTGCACCCGCAGTCAGACTTAGAGGCCGATAGAAATAATGAAGCTCTGCGGTATAGTTTTGCCCAACCGCAGGAGCATTTGGAGTCGGAGCCAACAAAAAATTATCCACATCAAAAACCCCGTAATAACGAGGAGCGCCCGTTGTCGTGTTGTCAGGGGTGTAGCTTTGCAAGAAGCTAGGGTCTTTAAACTCAACAAAAAACCTGTCTTGATCTGGTCCGCGTAGACTCAAAGAAAACGGAGCAAGAAAGTCTGACGGGACCGCCAAGTAAGGGTTATCGGCTGTAGTAGAAGCCGTTGAATTTTTACGAAACAAGCTAAGTTGCACGTTCTTTAGGATGCGCTCCTCTGCCTGCCGAATAAACAAAGGCAAGTTCGTGACGAAGGAAGTTTCGTCATTTTCAGTGTAATCCTGAATAGCCTGCTTTAGCTGCGCATATGTAAAACTCATGTTGTCACCACCGTTACTGTTCCAACGGCCCCTTGAGCGATTAGGTTATTAGGAGTTAACCCACCATCATACGCCAACCCTACAGGATTCCATCCCCATTGAATATTGTTTTTTTGAGCTACGTTTTGTTCAGGGCGCGGATTTCTTAATGCTTGGGGGTCAGGGGTTGCGCGAATAGGCTCAAGCTGTGGTTGCTTGGCCTCCCACTCATCCTTACCCACAAGAAGACCATTCCACTCACGGCGCATATCTCTTAGTCGATACCTGAAGCCAGATCGGTCAGATATACCATAAGCCCACTTTCCTGTTGCAAACTTAGACAATTCTGTAATTCCTCAAGCTAGGAGAAATTTGGAAAGAAGCCCTGTCTCTGTCTTCATCTATAGCGCGCCTCATTTCTTCTTCGTAAACCGCCTTGAGCATTTGAACGCGCTCAGGAGCCCTTTTTAAAGAAATGTAGTAAGCTAAACCTGCCGACAAACATGGATAAAATCTAAACGGAACGTCTACAGTATTTGTCATCGTATCTGCGTCATCTATGCGAGTAAGGCAGTTGTAAACCAAAACATCTGTAGCGTTGTCAGGAACAGGCCAGACCTGAAGATCTGGGATAATTTGTCTATTTAAGAAAAACTGAGTTACACGACCAGTAGATTCTTTTGTAGGAATAGATAGGTATTGATCTCGGCTAACTCTGTCTATCGTGTAGTCTGTAGTTCCACGACGCACAACAACAGCTAAAACATCTATTATATCTGCGGCCAATGGATAAACTCTCTGACCCTCCACAACTGTCAAAGTTCTTTCCTTAATAGTCCATTGATTTAGGCCCCTGTTGGCCCAATCCGCAAACATTATGTTTAACGACCGCTTTGCTGTCTTTAAGTCATAGCCAGTTCGGGCTTCCAAGCCACACCGCTCGAATGCCTCTTCAACGTATTCCGCTACGTCAAGTTCAAAATCTGCGGAGCCAGATACAGTCATGTCTTTTTCCTTCTAAGCGGCTCAACACGCTTTGGCTTTCCTGCGGGTTGTCCAAGACGCTTCTTCTGAGATACTCTACTACGCTTTTCAGCAGATGTCATCTCCGAAGCTGTTTTAGGTGTTTTAGAGCTTACTCGCTTGCTTGGTCGGCAGTAAGGAGTGCTTCTTTTTTCACCCTTTTTACGACCACATGGCTTTCCAGTACTTACGTCTTTCCAGTCTTCTTTGAACCAACGCTTGAGTGCAGCACCTTTTTTTGTTTTACGAACAGCCATTATCCCAACTTTGTAACTTTACGACGATCAGTCATTACACTCCCGCATCCATTTGCAATAGCCTCTCCGCCTCCTAACATACGGCGAACTGGACGTTTTCTATACTCATTTGAAGGCATAATCTCTCCGCCCATAGCCTTTTTAACTGGCTTTTCCTTACTGTTACCCCAGTTTTTTGCGCCAACCTTACGACACTTTGCGATTGCGCCGCTTGCGTATGCGCTTGGGAATACTTTGTACCTTGCTTTTACTTTTTTGTAACATGCGTCTTTTGGCATTTTTCTTCACCTTTTTCTTCATAGGCGGCTTAGTCACCTGTTGGGACATTTGAGAACGACCAATCGCCATTACTTAGAAAGCCCCAACAGAGCTTCTATAAGCATATCGCTGTTCATAAAGCTCGCGACTAAAAGTGCACCAACGATCATCCACTTTGCTTGAAACAAGGTAACTTTTACCTCTTTCATATCGTCTTTCAACCTATCGACGCTATTTACCAAATGATCTTGTTGAGTTTGAAATTTTACTAATTCCAACTCTAAGTCGTGAACACTTTTATCTGCCATCAACATTTCCACCGCTTTCTCGCTTGTCTTAGGCGTGAGTTAGGGTCTTTTGCCGCCTTTGGAAACTTCTTCATTTGACCAGCGGAACGTGCGCAATATGACTTGCGTCGTTTTGCGGCTGCGCTTCCCTTTTTGACCTTACCAGTCACAGCAGTTTTTAATTTTGAACCGGGATTAGCTTTTTTGTAGGCTTCCACACCTTTTTTGGTCATACCCGCGCCAGACTTGGTTTTGCGGTAGTTGCCGCCCTTACCAGTTGTCTTGCGAATAGGTGTCTCTTTTTTACGAGGCATTTTTATCTCTGCAAAAACAAAGTTAGCGTTACATTAGATGGTACTACACCCCAAAGGCCGTTCTCAAAAATTATCCCATCACCCGGAATTTCCATTCCAAAAACACCTTTGCCAGATTCATCTAGTTCCAAAACAATATTTCCAGACGCGGCAGAAGCATTGTCATATACAATGGCTTGTTCTGTCGCGCCTGTGTCGTGATTTATAATAAAGCCCATTAAACGACCACGACCTGAAGCGAACGACCCAGTATCGTGTCTGTGAACCGCTTTAACTTCATTTCCAGCCATTTTGACTCCTTATGACAAAAAGATTGTCAGATCGTTATTGGCACCAGTAAAAGCACTTACATATGCTCCACTCGTCGCCAAAACTCCATCGTCAGGAATGTTTAAAACGTGCATTCCCACAGGAAACGGCTGTTCAATTAACGTCTCTCCTGAATTAGAGCCATTTTTTATTGTAAAACTGCCAGCGGTTTCCGCGTACATTACAACTTGTCGAATGCGAGAGCGTTGAGGCCCAACAACAGCGGCTGTTGTGCCTTGAGGCCAAGCATAAGCCTTTACTGGTCCTGCCATGTTAGCCTCCTATTAAGATAGTGCAGCGCCAACAGCAGTAACCCAAGCCGCGCCTGTGTTGATAACAATGCAATATTCATTGTTGCCTGCGCCATTATCGCTAACGATATACGCTGTGCCAACCGCAACATCGCCAAATGCTGGCAAGTTAGCAGTTGTAACTACGGGGATTTGGAAACCGTTGTTGGAACGAACGGGTCCTGAAAAAGTTGATAGAGCCATTTGAATCTCCTGTCGTGGCTAAAGTCAGCCGCACCATGCGACTGTCAGGGATATTTACATGATACAGATGTTTTAGAAAAAGAAAAGGGCCACCGAAGCAGCCCTTTCCTTAAATTAAGTTCGAAACGGATTAGGCTCCGGGCGAACCAAATACAGCGCGTGGATCGGAATAGCCGAAGCTATAACGCTCACGAGCTTTAAAGCGCATGTTGCCTGTGTCAAAATCAGCTTCCATGTTTGTACGCATTGGTGAGCGTTCAAAATGCTTAAAGCCGT